CAATTCATACTTCTTAACTATCTTTCTTAATTTCATAGTTTAATTTTTTGAAGTAAACGGATTCTATTCTATTAAGACTAACATACTATATAACACTATAAGAGAAACATACAGTGTTTTATGCTAGCTATTATCTTTTCTAATACAAATTCAAGCTTTTTTCATTAGCAAAATACCCATGAATATGGTGATATGAGACTATTTTCTCACATTTTAACACACATATTCACAAATATTTTGCAAAATGTATTAAAACTTAACCAAAACAGAACAATATTTGCTTTGTATGCAAATTGTCTGAGTACTGACCCGGTAAATTTTGAGACTTGATTAAAATCTACAAAATTTTATTCTGTTTCTTGTAGTAATATATGCAATCTTACTCTATTAAGAATCAAGAACTTACATATACAGTAACCACTTAATTGTGGTTGTATTGTCTGCTATTGCAAGTGAATATCTGCTTGCGCAGCTATTGTAGCAATAGACAGACATAGTGAACAGTTTGCGTCATGTTCAGGACAAGCGTAGTGTTACAGTAAACTGCAACGTGTTCCGGTAAAACTGCTCCAACCTTTCATGAAACTAGTCTTGCAAGGTTTGAAGCTACCATCACGTTGAACTATTAAAGCAACGTTGTGGTATTCATCAATGTGGTCATCAACGAATAACTCAGCCTTACAGTCCTTCTTGAACTGATCATAAGGCTTCTTGTCTTCTTTTTTAGGAGTGAAGAGAAACTCCGTTACAATCTTGTCCATAGCAATTGGTTATGATTGGTGAAGTAATAATACAGAGACATAGTGAACAGAAAAGGAGGGCTTGCGCCCTTACCTTACTTCTTGAACATCCCCAAGAATCCGTTAGACTCTTGTTGGTTGTTCACAGGCGCCTGTTGACTTGGCTCAGGTGTTTGATGCTCAGGATAAGCAACAGAGAACTCCTGTTTAGTCATTGGGCGCGTGTAGAACCCGTTGGATCTGGACTCTCCTGTTTCAGGATCAGTCCAGGTACGCGGGTTTGACCTGTCAAGCGTGTAACCCTTAAGCTCAGGATTAGCTTTCAGGTTAGCTTCTGTGAAGGTCTCCTGAATGCGCTTAGGTGCAAGGTGGAAGTTGGATTGAGTCACAAGAGTACGTTGACCGTTGATACGCACGTTAAGGAACATAGTACCCCAAGTAGCGCTACCTTTAGGTTTGACACTACCTGAAGCGTCAACGAACTCTATAAGTGACTCATCAGGATTCCAAGAGGCAACTTCTTGCATCTTGAGAGTACTGACAGTAAGGGCCAAAGTTTTGTTTGGTCCAACAAAGTTTACGATTAAACCTGTTTCTTTGTTTTTGGTTGCAAAAATCTTGTCCATGATGATAAATGTTTTAGTTAAGGAAAAAGATTAATTTTAGACTGCTCAACAGGGGGTAGAACAGTCGCGAATTGTAGTAGGGGAGCGGTACGCTAGAACCCCATCACAATCCCACACATGCAATATTTTGGCTACGGTTATGGAATTAGTCCGGGGTTATATTGGTGGTGGGGGGTATTTTTTTGTATATTATATTATAAGGTAATGTTATGAAAGGTAAATTTGAATTTGAGGGTATTGATATAAATCTTATTAAGGATGAGATCTTGGAAATAGCTTTTGAGAATTCGTATAATGTTATGATGGGGGAGTATGGGATAGATGACGCTGAGGTTCATGAGTTAAATGATGAGAAGGTGGCGTTGTTTATATATGATCCAGAGAGGGACCCAGAGTTAGAGGATTTGGTAATTATGATGTTGTACTTTGAGAAGTGTGAGATGTATGAGAGGTGTGCTATATTGAAGGAATTGGCATTAGAGTTACAAAATAAAGAGTAAACTTTTTTTGTTTGGTATGTAATTTTGGTTATATTTGTTAGGTAACAAAAAACCAATAATTATGTCTGAAACAGTAAAAGAGCCTGAGATGTCTCAGGAGGAGTTAGAGGAGCGCAGAAAGAAGGTAACAGAGTTTTATGAGGGTAATATACCTCATTTGAAGGTGCAGTGTGAATATGAGGAGTTGCTTACTAAGATTGAGGAGAATCGTGCAAAGCGTTTACAAGCACAATTGATGATTGCTCAGATGATGGCAACACAAGAAGAAAATCCTGCTAACATGCAAGCGCGTGAGGACTTTGAGCAGGAATTAGAGAATCAACGTAAACTTAAGAGAAAATGATTACAGTATTATTAGATGCTGGCCATGGTGGTATGATCAATGGTGAGTATCAGACATCGGGAAAGCGTAGTCCTGTTTGGGAAGATGGTAGTGTATTGTATGAGGGAGAGTTTAACAGGGGTATTAAGTATAGGTTGAAGGAGAGGCTTCAAGAGGAGGGGATACCATTTGTGGATGTGAACCCTGGGGATACAGATATAAGTTTATCGGATAGGTGTAAGAATGCAAATGAGTATGGTAATTCTTTGTATGTGAGTATCCATGCTAATGCTGGAGGTGGCACGGGATGTGAGGTATTTACATCTGAGAATTGTAGTAGTAAGAGTACACAGATGGCAGAGTTTGTAGAGGAGGAGTATAAGAAGAGATTTGTGGAAAGATGGCGTGGGATCAAGAAGAAAGATTTCTATGTTGTCAAGAACACGAAGATGCCAGCTGTATTAGTGGAGTGTTTCTTTATGGACACGGAGCCAGAGTGCAAGGGGTATCTAATGACGAGAGATGGTCGTGAGTTGATTACGGAGTGGTTGTTTCATAGTATACTTAAATATGTAAAATGGCAGTCGTAAAGAAGGTTAGCAAGAAGGTAAAGGTTAGTGTAGATGATGTTATCAAGTATCAGATAATGACATATTGTTTCTTTAATAAGATTCAAATAACTAACTCTGACCTCAATTGTCTAACAGAGCTGGCCAAGAACAGTGGTATAGAGTTGACAAAGTTTTGTGAGTTGGCTACATCTAAGGATATATATAAGAGTGCTCAATCAGCGCGAAATGCTATCACAAAGGTGACTAAAAAGAACCTTGTGATCAAGAACGGAGTCAACAAGAAAACAATATCTATATCAGATGATCTAAAATTACAAACAGACGGTACTATATTTTTGGACTTTAAAATTTTAGGGTATGATCCCCAAAAAACACAATGAGTTCAAAGATGGTATTGCTGAAGAGTTCAACATTCATCAGAATGTTGTAGATGATTTCATAGCTTTTTATTATCGTAAAGTACGCACTTCTTTATCAAGCCTAGACTATCCCAGAATATTTGTGGAGGGTCTAGGCACTTTTACTATAAGGAAGAGGAAGACAGAACAAAAGATCAATAAATACAAGGATATATTAGGGAATGTACAGAAGCAAACATATAAAGGATTTGCTAAGAGCGTAGAGATTAAGCAATCTTTGTACAACATGGAAAATGTTGTAAAGATCTACGATGAAATATTAGAAGAACGGAGAAAATTTAAAGAGAATGATTTACAATAAATACCTCAATGCATTCAAGAACCGGAAGCAGATTCTAGAAGGAATTAAAAACAAAGTTTTTAAAAAGGAACATATAGAAGCTGAGGCGGCTAGAAGATGGTCTATATGTAAGGAATGTGAATACTTAGACACAGACGGTAGTAAGTGCCTTGTCAAAGGTACACAGCCTTGCTGTGGAGAATGCGGATGTTCTTTAGGGTTGAAAACCCGTTCTTTGTCTTCGGGGTGTGGAATAGGTAAATGGGATCCGGTAATGGAAGATGATTTAGAAATGGCAGTAAAAGAATCAATAAATTATAAAGATGAAGACAGGAGAAATTAAAATCACAGAGAAAGAAATTAAAGAAAGGCCAAATGATCAAGAGTTAGGTGCTTATGTACGTAACAAACTAAAGAAGAATCCAAGCTACCAGATTTTGATTGATGAGGCAGATAACATTGTAATCAGAACATATTCTTATGAGTTTAAGGTTTAAAGAGCAAGGACATATATATGAAAGTGATGATGGTATTAAATGGACCGGGGTGACATCTTTTGTTGGGATGTTCAAGAAGAAGTTTAATGCTAAGACAGGATCTGAAAAAAGCTCTAAGAACAAAAACTCTAAGTGGTATGGTCTTACTCCTAAAAGGATTAGGGAGATATGGGATAAAGAGACAAACCGTGCATTAAGTTTGGGAAACTGGTACCATGATCAAAGAGAATCTGATCTGCTAGAGTTTGATACACTAGAGCGTGATGGTGTTTCATTACCAATATTTAAGCCTTGTATAGAAGATGGTGTTAAATTGGCACCCAGTCAGAAGCTTGTAGATGGAATATATCCTGAGCATTTTGTGTATTTGAAGTCAGCAGGTCTATGCGGCCAGGCTGATAGGGTGGAGATTGTAAATGGTAAGATCAACATCATAGATTACAAGACCAATAAAGAAATCAAAGAGAAGGGATATGTAAATTGGGAGGGTATATCTGATAAGATGTTTAATCCAATCAGTCACCTAGATAACTGCAATCTTATACACTACAACTTGCAGTTGAGTATATACGCATACATAATCAAAAAGCACAATCCAAAACTAAAAGTAGGAGACTTGGTTATTCAACATGTGAAGTTTGAGAGTGAAGGAGATGATGAATATGGATATCCAATAACAAAACTTGTAAACGGTGAACCTGTTATTAAAGAGATTAAAATGTACAACCTACCATACTTGAAAGATGAAGTACGAAGTATGATAATGTGGTTAAAAGACAGATAACATCAATAATTTAAGGTATATTATATATAAGGGATTACAAAAAAAAGAAAGCATGATAGTTAAATTATTTGATATACAGAATAGTAAAGTGGTTCCAACAGAACATTGTTATACGCTTAAGTTTTTAAAAGATATAATGGAAGAATACCCAGAGACATATTTAAATGTCTATCAGTATTTGTTCTATATGACTTGCCCCAATCCAGATTTAAACCCATTCTTTAATTTACCAGAACATGAAAAGGAAGATCTAATTGTTGAAGAGATACAATTAGAAGAATCTGTAGAGGATGAAAACATTCAACGTGCATTAATTATGTGTGAGAAGATGTATCAAACTCCTACATTCCGAGCATATAGAGGTATTAAGTCTATGTTAGACCGTTTAGCCAGATATATGGAGACAACACAGATTGAACACGGAAGAGATGGTAATATCAACTCATTAGTAAATGCAGCTGCCAAATTTGAGCAGATAAGAAACTCATATAAAGGAGCATTTAATGATATGAAACAAGAGCAAGAAAGCTCTGTAAGAGGTGGGCAAGGATTAGCTTATGATCAACTATAAATTTTAATTATGCAGAAAATTGTACCGTTAGGTAAAAAGGTTCTTATAAAAGAACAAGAACCAGAGAAGTATTTTAAAGGAAGCTCTATTTTAAATCCTCATGCAGGCAATGAAAAGACATATCTTGGATATGTTATTGCAGTAGGAAGAGAAGTGGATGAAATTACTATTGGTGATAAAGTAAAATATGCAAGTTATATTAAGCCAATAGAAATGGAGCATATGGGTGAACCACATCTTTTATTAACTTTGGCAGATGTACTAGCTATTGTAGTGGATGAGTAGGATTATACCAACATATAAGGCCGGCAAATGGTCAACTACAACTTTTGAAACTGATGATGAATTTCTTCAGTTTCTTTTGCCTTTATTTAAAGAGCCTGGCTTGTATCAGTTTAATAAGACAGCTTTTTTGTTTAATGAAGAAGCTAGAAAGTTCAACAAACAAGGTTATTACTGTACTAGCCCTTTTAGGTCAAAGGATTTTGTAGCTTATTGGGACGATCAAAAGGCTAAATGTAGAAATGGTGCAATATACCACAGTGGTAAAAAGACTTGGTATCTAACAAGAGACTATTATATGTGGCTAAACTTTCTTCCTATATATGACAAGGAAGAAAAAGCATATGGTTTTGCTAAGGTCAGAGATGCTCAGTATCACATGGCGCTGTATGAAATAATAGCAGAGTTAAGTAATAAGCATTGCGCTATTCTTAAAAAACGTCAGATAGCTTCTTCATACTTTCATATGGGTAAGCTTATCAACACGTATTGGTTTGAAGAGGGATCTGTGTGTAAGATAGGTGCTAGTTTAAAAGATTACATTAATGATAAAGGTTCTTGGAAGTTTTTAGATGAGTACAAAGACTTTTTAAATGAGCATACAGCCTGGTATAGACCTAGTAATCCAGAAAAGGTTTTGCTATGGCAACAGCAAATTGAGGTGAGAGTAAACAACCGTAAGACAAGTAAAGGTCTTAAATCTAAAATACAGGGGGCTTCATTTGAAAAGAGTGCTACAACAGGGGTAGGGGGACCAACTACTTACTTTTTCCATGAGGAGGCAGGCATTGCTCCTAAAATGAATGACACTTATGAATACCTAAGACCCGCAATGTCTTCAGGTATGATGACAACGGGTCAGTTTATAGCGGCAGGTTCAGTTGGTGATTTAGATCATTGTAAACCACTTAAGGATATGATCCTAAATCCTACATCTCAAGACATATATGCCGTAGAAACCAATCTAATGGACAAAGATGGTGGTATTGGACTAGCAGGCCTATTTATTCCTGAACAGTGGTCTATGCCCCCATATATTGATAAATATGGCAACTCTAAGGTAGAAGAAGCTTTAGATGCTATCAAGAACGAGAGAGAAGAGTGGAAAAAGAACTTAAATCCTGAGCAATATCAGCTTAGGGTATCACAGAAACCTACAAATATTGCTGAAGCATTTGCATATAGAAAAGAATCTATATTTC